CCCCGCCTATCGGCTTGAACGCGATGCGACAACCAGAGTACTCGTAACGGGCCACAATGAGCGCCTGGCGCGCAAGTTCAGCCGACAGACGCGCAACCTACTCAGGCGTCGAATCGATCTCGCCAGCGACAAATTTGCGACCGACGAATGGGAAACCATTATGGGCGGGGGCCTGACGGCGCGAGGTGTGAGCAATCCGCCCACGGGGTTCGGATTCAACGTGATCTTGATTGACGATCCGATCCGGAGCCGAGAGGAAGCGGAAAGTCTCAATTATCGCGACAAGATTTTCGATTGGTACACCGACGATCTCTACACGCGCCGCGAACCGGGCGCGGCCATCATTTTGATTTGTACCCGGTGGCACCACGACGACCTTGCCGCGCGAGCCATCGCATCAGAGGCCAGCCGCTGGCACATCATTAAGCTGCCGGCGCTCGCCGAAAAAGACGATCCACTAGGGCGCAAACCGGGGCAGGCGCTTTGGCCGGAACGATTCGATGAAGCCGAACTGTTGAGCACAAAAAAGGTGCAGACGAAAAAGCACGGCTCCTACAGTTTCGAAGCGCTCTATCAACAGAACCCGACGCCGCGCGATGGGGATTTCTTCAAGGTGACGAAGATCACAACCGTTCCTCTCGCTCCGGATGGCTTGTTCCTTTGTCGCGCGTGGGACTTCGCCGCCACCGACAAAGGAGGGGATTGGACGGTAGGCGTGTTGATGGGCTACGACGAGAAAACCGAAATCTATTATGTGCTCGATGTCGTTCGTGAACAATTCGCCAGTGAAGAGAGAGACGCCTTGATCAAAAAGACGGCGGGAGAAGATCCGAAAGGCACCATCATCTATTTGCCCCAGGATCCGGGACAAGCGGGCAAATCTCAAATTGTTGCAATGACAAAAATGCTTCGTGGTTACACTGTCAAAAGCGAAAACGTCACGGGTCCGAAACCTACGCGCGCCGATCCGCTCGCCTCTCAAGTCAACGTCGGCGCGGTGAAATTTGTAGAGGCTTGGTGGAACGCGGTAGTCATTGACGAGATGATCCAATTTCCCTTGGGTGCTCACGATGACATCGTGGATGCAATGGCCGATGCTTTTACCACTGTAACTACTTCGGGCCTTGGGATTTACTAAAGTTTGTGAAAAGCCTATCCTGCCCGAGTAGCCCCTGTGTGTTAGCCCGCACACAGTCCAACTCTCACAATCCACTTGGAGCGAATCAGGTGAACGTCATTCCACGTTTTGTTCGCAACTTGGCCGCAGGTGCATTGGCGAAGGCCGCATCTTGGGGCGCTTCCCCTTGGGACGGCGGGCGATTCACCCTGATGAATCTATGGCCGACCGTGCGCAGGCCGGATGTCCCCTCGATGCGGGAAGCCCTCGCGCATCATCTCGTCTTTCGTTGTATGTCGAAGATCGCCGACGCCGCGTGTGACGTGATGCCGATTGTAGAGCGTCGAACGCGGGAAGGCTGGCGCGCTGAAAAGCATCCTCTCGTCAATCAACTTTACAGCCCGAACACAGAGCAGACCTGGCCGGACTTCGTGACCTCGATAATGGTGGATCAGCACACGTACGGGCGCTATTACGTTCAAGTCCTTCGCTCCCGATCGAAGGGCGTGGCCGGGTTCCTACCGGTAGACGTGCGAGCCGTGACGGAGATCGGCGAGGGCGGACGAAGGGAAACCGGACTTTTCGATTGGACGTTCTTCCCCGAACCTCTCGGGCGTGTCGTCGCCTACGACGTGAACGACACTTTCAATATGCGCCAAGTCAAACCGGAAGATATGATCGCCGTCTATTTGTTCGATCGGCGGGGGCCGCTTCACGGAATGAGCGCGACCATCGCGGCGTTGAACTCTGTCGGTTTGCTCAATTCGATGAATCGCTACAGCCGAACCTACCTCAAGAACGGCGGGCCTAGCGGTTTGCTCACGATCAAAGGGCGCAAGCTGAGAGACGAGACCGAGGCGGATATGATTCGCGCGAAGTGGGCGAACAGGTACTACAACGGCGGGACGCAGCAAGGACAGATTGCGGTTGTGGATGATGATGCCGAATTCAAACCTTTCGGCGGACATATCCGAGACATCGTAAATGAAGTCTTATTGTTTAGTGAGGAAGCGGGCATCTGTTCAAGCTTCGGTGTGCCTCCCATCCTCGCGGGCGCATATGTCGGCTTGCGATGGAATAGTCAACGCGCGGGCGCGGAATCCGCGCAGCGTGATTTCTGGGTCAATAAGATGTCGCCGACGATGGCGCAACTGCGCGTGACTCTTACGCAGCGTTTTCTATTGCAGTATGAGGATGCGGCGCGATTGGAAGACACGATCCGGGTTGGCTACGACCTGACGCGCGTTGAAGCCCTTCGCGAAGATCTCGACAAGACAGCCAATCGAACGCGATTGGATTACACAGCCAACATCATCACACAGAACGAAGCGCGCGCCGCGCGTCAACTTCCGCCCGTTCCTGGGGGCGACGTGTTTCGAGACGGGGCTTCGAACACAGACCTTCAGGCCGGGCGGGATGCCCGAGCTCGGGCGTATATTTATCTTGGCGAGCCTCGACGTTTTCAGAATGGATCCACTCGCCCGCTATTGCCAGCCGCGAAGACTTTCCTCTGGGAAGGATTGGAACTCTCGCGGCAACCGACCGAGTTAGAACAGAAAATGTTGCGCGCCGTTCTCGCCGCGCAGAACTCGGCGCGCGATGTGATCGAACCCTTAATGATGCGCGCTCGCGTCGAACTCATCACAGCCGCCGCGCGTGCTCTCCAACAAATGAGCGAAGACTTTCAATCGCTTTCCATCGAAGTTCCCCCGCCGATTCAAAACGAGATCGGACAGGCGCTGCTCGCCGCTTTCGAAGCGGGAGCCGCTACCGTTCTCGATGAGTTGAATCTTCGATCACAAAAAATTCTGTCGGCGATCGTAAGCGCATCCGTCGAGCGGATCCTGTCGGCGGCAATGATGGCGCTCGCTAATACCGTAGCTGCGCGCTTCGTCTCGGCTTTGTTGCGGCGGTTGATGCGCGACGAACCACGCGAACAAGCGGCAGCCGAGGCAGAGGCCGAAATTCGCGAAGAGTCTACAAACTTTGTGAGCGAGATCGCCACGGGCGCGGCGCTGCAGGCGGTAGGAGATGGCCGCTTCGAAACGATTCAGGCGAACGCTCTACCCGGCGATCGGTTCGTCTATTCGGCGATCCTCGACACGAATACTTGTTCTGTCTGTCGCGCGGACGATCTGCGCGAGTCTTTCAATCTCGGCGATCTGCCTTTTGCACCAAACCCCAACTGCGAAGGGCGTTGGCGCTGTCGCTGCATGATCGTGATCGCCCATTCTACGGAGGCTCAGTAATGCCCACAGCAAAAGAAGAATTCGAACGACTGCGCACGATTCTGCCCGACTACAGAGAAGGGGATACCCCCTTCAATACGCTCCGGTTCAAGTACACGGGATTTTCGGCGCTCGATGTCAAAGGTCATAAATCGAACGGCGCAAGTATTCCCGGCGTGTTCTCCGTTTTCGGCAATCGCGACTCATACGGAGATCGGGTAATGCCGGGCTCGATGGTTAAGACGATGAGCGAAGGGCGGCGCAGGATCCGGCATCTGTGGAATCACATCGGCTGGGATCCGCCGATCGCCAAAATTGATGACCTCTTCGAAATCGGAAAGAGCGACTTGCCGCAGGCCGTGCTCGATGCCGCGCCGGATGCACTCGGCGCGGGCGTCGTTGTGCGCAGCTATTTTGATTTCGCGCGAGCGACCGAAGTCCGAACGGGAGTGATGGCCGGGGCGATTAACGAAATGAGTTTCGCCTTCGACATCACCAAAAGCGATATGGCCACCGAAACCATCAACGGCTCGACCGACGAAACGCGATTCATTCGCGAGCTCGTATTGTTCGATACGAGTGATGTCAATTGGGGTGCGAATGATGCGACCGTGGCGCAACGCTCGATGCCGCACGGGATGTTGAGTACGTCTCTTAAATGCTTCTTGATCGAAGTCAAAGCCGGACTGAGAACAAGCCCGGCAGACCTCGCAATGTACAAAGATTTGTGCGGGATTATGGCAAAGCTTGACGGCGTGACGCCTTTATTGACGGGCGCTCCGACCGCTTCCGAGCTT